GCCCGATTCGGGCGCCACCTTCTAAAAAGGTTGTGTTCGGTTAGACCTTATTCTCACTTTTCGAGAACTAAAATATAACTCGTGTTCATTATACTACGATTTTTAAAAAAGAGCAAACAAAAAAACCGCAAGCAAATGCCTGCGGTTGGTGTAATCTAATTTGAAAGTCCTTTCCGTTTTTATTTTTCTTCTTTTGGTTTATCGATGACGGTGATAAGCCCGTTTGGTTCTGTTTTGAATGCTGGATCTGTGTGTAATTCACCGTTTGCCTTCAAGTAGTACCAGCCATCGCCAGACTTGACGAATTGTTTGGATAGCATATAACCGTCTTTTTCTTCCATGAAATACCATGTTTCACGATATTTAACCCAACCAGTGGCCATGCGGCCATCTGATTTGAAGAAATACCAGCGATGGTTAATAAACATCCATCCTGTGACCATTGCGCCACGTTTATCAAGGTAGAACCAGTCTTTGCCATCATTGAACCAACGATTTATTAGGCAGTATCCACGTTCATTGAAGTAGAACCACTCTCCCTTGATTTGCTTCCATGTTTTCGTAGGATAAGAGCCGTCTGACTCCTCCCACCACCAGCCAGAAGCATTTTGGCGCCATCCAGCTTCAGACAGACCACCTTCAATATCTTTCTTGAATTGCTCACGGCTAATGCCCCATTTTGCAAGATAAGGATATGGATCCACATGATCGCTTGCGTTTCGTGGCTGGTTATATGTGCAATACTGATGTGTCTTGATGCCTGCAAGGCTATCAGAGTCAAGAGTTTTAGGGATGCCTGCTTCATCAGCAAGGTTGCGCAGTAGTTCAACATAGAGCTTGTAATCGCGCATAAACTCTTCTTTTGTGCTATGACTTTCAATCAGTTCAACCTGGCCGTAGCCCTCTACGTTCCAGCCACCTCCTACATCGTAGGCTCCCATGTCTGTATACCAGGTTTGCATCACACGGCCGTTGCCGACAACGTGCGAGAAAAATCCTGAATCGACAGGACGACGCATGTGGTAGTCTGCTTCATTTTGGGCAGTGGATCGTGAATTTCCTGTAGAATGAGCGTGAATTTGGCGGTAAGGTTGTTCTCCGACTTGTGGTAAGTCAGTTCTTAATCTGCTTTTATCAATATCCATAGTTATTAGTCCTCGCTTGGTTCGTAGTATTCAAGAGCACGTTTGCTATCTGAAATCCCTGCAGTTGTTGGGTCGTTGACAACCCCAACCAATACAAGGATGTAAACGAATGTATTCACACCATCCTGGATATTTTTGGGGATTTCTAATCCAAACTGCTGAGCCATCAGGAAGATTGCTCCAAGAAGGGCGATGAGAGTTGCTTTGTTTTGCAAACGCAATTTCCAGTTAATCATGTGTTATTCTCCTTTGTTTTTATCTTCGTCTTTTTCAAGTAAGCGCTGAAATGCTTTCAAAATCGGCTGAAAAAGAGTAACATTTCCTTTTAATTTTCGATAATTTTCGATGAGAGATTGAAAAGTAAAAGCGATGTATCCGAGGTAAATCGAGTACAAGAATGCGAAGCCTGTCTTTTCAGGCAATAGTACAGACATTGGGATGAGGATCATCAGCAAGAGAACCCCTAAGATTTTGCGAAGGAGCCCGTTAATACCGATTTTGCTTTTATACTCAATATCAGGATTTGCAATAGCAGCAATCGTCCCAGTCAAGAAATCAATGATTTCCATTGAGACAATCAAAGCTAGAGCGTACAAGACCAGACCATCTTCGGTCTGGACTACGCTTCTAAAAAAATTAAAAAATTCGATTTGCATATATCCTCCTTAATCAATTTTAGGCATGATAACAGTAAGTACACCTTGCTGCAGCATATCAGAGAGCAATTGGTCTTTGTATGTGAACCCTTCGTTTGCTCTCATTTGAAACATAAAGATGGTCAGCGTGCCTTTTGGCCATTTAGCATTAGTTTCAAACGGATACGGCATAGCAACGATGTCACCATTCGCATATCGTGTACCTTTAACAAGAGATTTGATAAACGCTGCTACTTTTTCATAGGCAAAGGTAGGCATGCCACCATTTTGAGATACTACCACGGCACTCAAGACCTCAGTGATAGTTGAAACCGCATAAAGGTTTTCTTTGTTTTCGGTTACTGCTTGCTCAGCTTTATCCGTTGCCTCTTTGTTCTTTTGGAGTTCTTGAGCTACTTTGCTGAATTTTTCATTTTCCGCACGTTGCGGAAAGTTTTCTTGATAGATAACATCAAGGGCAAGCTCAAAGAGTTCTGTATTTGACAAACCGATTTTGTCAGCTGGTAGCAAGACAGGTACAATAGCACCGTCTGAATTGACCAACGTGACCTTTGTAGCGGATGCTGTTCCGCTGGCGTCGTATTCTTGGGACTTCGTCCCGTACCCTAATTTCATAGTTCCTCCTTTAAATTTTGAATGATACGTTATCAAAGTTGAGCCAAGTAGCGTCAACGTTTGATTTTACAACGATGTTTCCGTTAGAGTAAATACCTAGCGTTGCGACTGTGTAGCTATTGTTGAGTGCTGAGACGAACAGTGTTTGTGTTGGACGAAACCCAACTGGTAAAGTCCCAATAACTGTCTCGTTGGCTGTCTTGCCCTTATGGGCTGAACCTCTCAGATAAACCACTCCGTCAAACGTTTTTGAAAACTGGATGTTATTGTACTGCTGATGATGTACCCAGCTGTTTTGTAAAGGTAGGGCTTGCCAAGGTGTTCCTTGAGTGTATTTTTGGATGTCATTCTTAGAGGCATATTCTACCCAATCCTCCCAATCGTCAACAGTCATAGACCATCTGTGATGTCTAAAATAGACTTGTCCGTTATTTCCGTAAAATAACTGGATTGCCTCTTTATAGCCACCGTCATTTTTCCCATAGTTGCTATAGTGTAACAGATAGCCCCACTGCCCGTTTGGATTTCCTCTAGCTGTTCGATCAATGTAATACTGGCCAGGTTGATCTAGTAGATTGACATTAGTCACGTTAGGCTTACCATCGAACCATAGAGGAGCACCGTTATTTCGAGTTAGTTGATACTGCTGAATAGGTTTATCATTAACATAGACGTCACCTTTGACATCCAAAGCTCCACGCTCACGGATTTTGTTGACACCTACACCCGAGCGGTCATAAGATAAGACTACGCTTTCTGTGGCAACGTTGACCATGAACTCAGTACGAGTGAATTTGTCCTCAAGCGTGCCGATTACAACCCACGACTGATTAGCTAGATAATTGCCTGCAAGATTAGCCTGAGAATTGACTAGGTTTGAGATACTTGTCCAGGATCCAGTGGCTGGTCCTGTGTCTACTTGAAAGTTAGTAGTCCCAAGCCGAGCAACCTTAAAAGTCAAGGTCATAGTGTTCTTTTGACTGCCCGAGACAGTCAGAGGCGCTATTTTGGCGTTTCTCGTAGCGGTCAAGGTGCTAGAGGTTGAGCCTGTTCTAGCTATACTAAAGCTAAGAGCAGGAGCAAAATACTCAAGCACGGTTACAGATACCTCTTTAGTATCAGACCATCTACCACGGCTATCAGAGACACTCGCTCTGATTTTGATTGTGCCGTGGTAGTTCATAATGCCAAGACTACCACCGTTTGAGCTTGTGGACTGGTTTTTGCCGATTATTTCAGCATAGTATCCAGTAATAGATGAGCCGTAAGAGCCGACTGCACCATTAAAAGCTACCTTGATATTAGAGATTACCTGGATGAACGTGTTTCCGTTTGGGATAAGGTTCTGAGCTGCACCATTTAGGTCCGACAGGGAAACTCCTGTAAATGTGGGTTTTACATTTGCTGGCACGCTTGCCGTGAATGTAGTGGACTGTGTTCCAGTCTTGGTAGAGCCTGAGTAGGTATCTACATAGACTGTCCCTGTACCACTAGCAGAGTTTGGAATGTCGTTGGCAAAGTCAAGAGGGATCGTCCAGCTGGTGGATGTGTCTACATTTGTTGCAATCGTCCCACTCTTTCCAGCCCAAGCGTACCGTACAGTATGCTTGAAATTTGAGTTACTGCGGTTGATGTTGATAGTTACTGAGTTACCAATGACTCCAGCGCTCACGCTTACTGAACTTGAACGTGGTATAGTCGTCAGGCCGAGGCTTGCCGAGACCGTAATAGTCCCATGCAGTCCGTTATTCGGATTGAACGTACAAGAGACAGGTAAGATTTTAGTCCCGTCTGCGTTATGGCTGATGGTGCTTGACCCACTAGCAAGAGTGTACTCCTCGCCTGATGTCTCCCACGTCGGATAACTGTAATGCACATTTTGACCATCAAGATTGAGAGAGAGCGTACTATCTCCCTGCTTATTGCGAGTATAGTAAGCGCCTGTACGGCTAACTGTCATCCGCCAGTTGACGGTTGAGGTATTTGCAGAAATATCTTGCCTTGCTTGGTCTACATACAGATTAAGATACAAGCTCCCACTTGAGTTACTAAATTTAGCCATTTTACTCCTTTCTAGCCTACATACCGAATGACATTCATGTCAGGGTTTAGATGATACTGTTCTTCTCTAAAACGTCCTATTTGGATGGTTTTAGAAAAGATACCATTTTCAATATGGATGACACCTTGAGAGATATACATCACTTCAACACCAGCACTAAACATTGAAATTCTGCCATTTGGGCTAAATAACATGCTTGATGACCCATCATTCTTACCAATGACCAGCCCCTCGTTTGACGAACTCATGTAGCTATCAATGAAATTCCAGCGATCAGAGAGCTCTCCCAAGTCTTTAGCGATATTAGAGACACGCTGACTTGTTGCAATCAAATCTTTCTCTGCTTGTAACCTCAACGCACCTTCTGACTTAACAAAGTCCTTATAGGCCCTTATCAAGTTGTCTACTTCGTCAACACTAGCCCTAGCCTCAAGCTCAGCCTGGATAATTCCAGCTTTCTCGTTTAGAGCGTTCAGTTGATCCTGAGTCAATCCTTGGTCAGCCTTTGAGTCAATACTTGTCTTGATTTCTTTTATCTGATTTTCATCTAAAGCTCCTTTCTCCCCTCGGTCTCCTTTAGGACCTATTGCTCCCTGTGGTCCAGGGTCACCTTTCGGTCCTGTGTCCCCCTTTTGACCTTGCAGGCCATCAGACGTATTGATAAGAGTCAACTGCTCAGACGCTACCTCTTTGTTATCCACCCAGGCTGAAACTGTCAAAACCATCTTTTGATTGATTTCAGCAGCCCTTACAATGTAACTAGGGCTTGTAGCTTTGATTTCGCCCTCTACAGTCCAGCGCCAGCCACTATTGATAACCTTGTTCCCTTTTATCAAAGTAGGGGTTACAATCGTCTGACCTTGGCCATTTTTAAAGGCTATACCGTTATCGGTAGCAAGCTTGATAGTGTAGGGTTTAGCCTCCTCGAAAAGACGCTCAAAGGCTGACTGGATGCCAGAGGATAGTTTGTTTTCTAAGGCTTTGAAATTCGCAAACTTGGTCTTGTTATTTGCAGGATTTGTAAAACTGATTTTCTGTTCTGAAACCCTCGCTTTCACAATAAGAGCTGGACTAAAACCATCATCATAGATCTGGATTGTATCCCCAATTTCAGCATCCACAAACCCATCCACTTCATAAGTGATAGCTGGATAGCAGTTCTGTTTCAACTTCAAGTAAGCAAGCCGTCTTAATTCATTTGGCTCATCCGTATCAAAATGAAAGTCTCGTCTCGTCCACTGGTCTTTGGCTGTCGCAGAAGTAAAGGTCGAAGGATAGAGCTGCATTGAGAGAGGAGCATATAAAGCTTGTCCTCTCTGGTAAAACTCCACTTCTCCTCTCTCGTTCTTAATAGACCAATCATCCATCCCCTCAAGAGTCAGAACCTCTTTCTCAGGATCAGTTTCTTTCTCCTTTTTCTTAGGAGGTTTTATGATTCGTTTCTCAGTATTTGAAGGTCCGCCCTTTTTGCTAGTTGTGACAGTCTGCTCAATAGAACCATCAGAACGAGTGGTTGTGGTCGTTGTGATACGTGTCTTATCAGCTAGTTTTGTGATTTTGGTATGAACGATAGTCTTACTTTTCGTCCCATCTGACGCAGTACGAATAATCGTCTCAGTGGTTGAACCGTCCGAGTTCTTGACCCTCTTGCTAGAGAGGTGCCGTTCTCCGCTGTCCTCTACCTCTACGGTCGGCATATTACCTGTTGGCCGGATAGTGTTGAAAATACCAGTCTTGTCAATCTCACGAGTGATAGAGCCGATGTTTTTACCATAAGTTAGACTAATGTCTATTCTATCTCGCCCAACTCCTTGATGCTCACCGTCGTTCTCATGGTATACATTTACAGTAAATGACTTGATAGAACTATCTGCATGCAATTTCGTGTCAAAATCAAGCTCTGCACCAAATTGCTTAGCTAGGTTAAGGAGTCTGGCCAGTTTTGTCTCCTGATTAGTCCATTCCAGTTTTAGTTGCTTTTCTGAAATCTCATTGATTCCAAGAGAGAGCAGCGCATAGTTCAATAAGTCCATAGCCTGACAATATTCCACAAAAGACATTGCTTTCTTAGCCTTGTAAGGATTGGTATACTCATTGATTAACTCAAGGTTGAGGTTGATACAATTAACCTCAATAGAATGCTCATTCTCACGTACTTTGTGGATTGTGAAAAGGTGAGTCCGTCCCCCGTACTCGAACGAAACAAAAGCTTTCTCATTGAGGTGATTGTGGATTCTCGTGAGAGCAGAGTCTGAGCTTAAAAGTTTCTTAGCGACTGTGAAGTCAAAAGTTGACGAACCAGTTGGCAGATAACGCACCCATGAGTCATCGTAGTAATTCAATGTCCCTTGCTTATCATTATCGATAGATGCGACTTGTCTAAGGTTCATATCATGGATTGTTAAGAGCATTATCACAGCCACCTTTCTTCAAAATTTATAGACACCGTCGGTTTCTTTTGGACCCAACTTGATGTATAAATCTCTAGTTGGCTCTTACCTGGAGGAAGTTTGATCCATGAGGAGCCATGAACCCTATCTCCAAATTTGTTCATTCCATCAACCATGATTGTGTCTTCCTCATTGTTGACGATGATTGTAGAACCGATGGGGTAGCGATTAGGGACGTCTCCGATTGTTGGAACGAAATCCTTACGATACATCAACTCATCAAGATACATGTGTTCAGGTTGAGGTTTATCATAGTAGCTCCCAAGCATTACATGGATTTTCGCTGATTTTCTATCCTTGATTTCAGGAACAGTGAAACTGTGATAAGAACCGTTATAGTAAATATGGACTTTATCATCATTTCGACTTAATTCAAATCGCCCATTTGATGATGTAAAAGGGTTTTGTTTACTATCTGACGTACAGATGAAATTCCATCGTTTCAAAAAGTAGTAACTACCTTTACCATCGGATCTAAGTGCATTGAATTGACAATCTTGCCCTTGTTTTTGCTTGAAACATTCAAAGCCGTATAAAAACTGGCCATTAGTGTCTGAAATAGTGACTTTGATAAATCCATACTGATTAATTGAATTAGTTGTAAAATTGATTTTACCTATCAGATGGTCGTTTAGAGAGCCAACCTCTCCAGCACTATCTACAGGAATGTCCCACGATAAAGACGTAGCGTAGTTCCCGTATTTTCCTTGAGTAGCTTGATTTCTCAGTCTGATATGTTTTTCATTCCAAACCGTCACAACTTCCGATGTGCCAATCACATTCTCGCCATTATCATTAGTCACCGCCTTGTTTTTAGTAGCTCTTTCAAAACCGTTTGAAATTCTATCATCTCTAAAATCAATCAACACCTCTGATCGCTTAACGGTTCCGATATCAGCCTCTTCACGGTCTCCAACTTCTAGAGCGCCGCTAGCATTAACAATGCCAACATAACCATTCTCTGAGTTGTTCTTGATGGTGATGATCGGATACGCATCAACGTTACCTTCGTTGTTCACCTCAAAAACAAGCCTATCTGTCGCAGATATTGGCTCAGTAACCGACTTGTATGCAGAGCTGTGCGCCACTCCATCTGGCACGATAAATCTCATAGAACCAGTTGACCGTCGCCCACTCGTTTCTTGCATCGAAATACTTTCAATCGGCATGGCTAGATAGTATTTGTCAGGCTCATCTGAGAAGACAAGTTTTTTAGCGCTGCTAACATTAAAAATACCCGCAAGCTTGTGCTTGAGGGTATTCCTGTCTTTTGACCAAATGGAGAACTCCACTTCGATAAACTTCGCATCGATAGTCTGTTGCTGAACGTTGACTCCAACGGCCGAAGTGTAAGAAGTTGCGATGGAGCGATTGTTCCCAATATTTCGACGAACATCATGAATTTCGATAAGTTCACTTAAATCCGTTTTGTTAAAATTCATAGTAACTACACTCATTCAGGTACTCCTCTCATCAACAGTTGCAGTTTTTCATTTTCTTTTTGCTTTTTAGTAATAATATCCGTAACTTTTGAGCTATCCAGATAAGCGTTTATGTCCTTGTTAAGGATAGCGGTAAGGATTTTTTCTAAACTTGACCTCAGAATCCTCATCTCAGACACGACTTTATCTGTATCTTGCCCATTTTGGGCGCTAGTAGTCTGAATTGTGATATTACGTTGCGCTTCTTCTATTTCACGGAGGAATTTCGCATCGCTCGGGATTCCGATACCAGAAGCGTATTTCGGAACACCCATCTCACGCATCAAACGTCTAGTCTTATCCGCTCGCAAGACCTTAGAACCTCTCGGAAGAGGAAGCAAGACATCCCTTCCTTGAGGAATGAAACTCCGACCATTTGGCAGAGTGACCATTTCTTTGTAGTTGCTATTTCTTTGGTCATTGACGATAGCAAGTCCACCAGGGTGATAGTTGGTCCCGTGAGCATGCTTGCTCGCAAAGATATTCGTAAAGAAATTACCAGTCACACTATCGATCCAGCTCTTAATACCTGAAAGAACGCCAGAAGCATTGTCTCGAGCGTTGATAGTGACCGTTTTGTCTTGGATACCATTGACGCCACTTTTGACCTCGCTGACAGTATCATTGGTGCCATTCTTGGCAAGGATATTCACTGGATCATATTGCTTGATAGCATTGATAGCACCGCTCGTCTCGTTTCGTACACCGCCTGTTTGGTCAGCAGCAAACAAATTGATAGGAGTTTCTTGTTTGGGTGAATTAACACTC